CTCAGCATGAGTCACATGCGGGGGTGCGTCAATTGCCTGCTCGGCTAGTACCTCATGATGTCGTTTTGGGATACTAACCAAACGAACGTCGCCGTCGACGACAGCTGGAATCTCGATCTTTATTTCACGTATCTGGAGTGGTTCAATTTCTCTTAACTCCTTAAACGTGCGGATCGCTCTTATGCGATCTACATATCGATCGAGTTCAGCGCCGTCGACGCCGAGGTTGTTGCAGACAATTTTCCGCACCAAATCCACGGGGACAGTTGTTTCAAACGCTTCGTCAAACGCAGACCAATAATAGTGGTCATTGGTTAAGTACTTGGCATTCCGTTCCTTATCCCGGGCAGTTGGTTCCGGGACGACTCTCAACACACAACGCGCCCAGTCACTGATAACGGGCACGTTAGGGTCAGTCACTAAATACGACTGAGCCTTTTGCCACAGTGCCAGATTATCGGGCACGATGGCAGGTTGGTGTGTGAGATGCAGTTTGATAAAATGTCGAGATGGGTCAATTATCGAACATGTCGTGCTTGTCAAGTCTATATAGATACGACCGAGAAAGCCCACTGGTTCGCCAGGTTGGCGAACAGCGACTTTAACGACCATTCCCATATCAGAATAGACAGTTACCAGGTCCAATTCTCGGAGATGAGCCTGAATAGTATCATCACCAAAAATGGCACCCAGATGTTCCCACGCTTGCTTGGCTGTCATGGTGCGCCGAAGCGCGCAATAATGAATATAACCAGTGCCCATTGTGGTCCTTAATGTGGTGTCATTTGAACCTGAGCAGGTTTGATCTATATTCATATAGCGCACTCCGGTGCTTGTGACACCCTTGGAGTAGCGTTCCTTGATAATCAGGCGATTAATTTCACCATGATCTCGAGGGGGGAATGCACGATTGATCACAGCAGTCATTACTGCCGTAAACATGTACGGTGTTGAGCCATCCGTCCGTGAAATGTCACCTTCCAGGATAGAACTCGCATCGGCGAACTTACGATGTAATGTTTCGCTAATGCGGCGCGGGTGTGAGCCGCACATGAACCACGGTAAACCTTCGCTATTAACACAAGTCTTCTTGCAAAGATCTGTGAGAGGATAGATAAACGATCCTAAGCGATGATTATGTTCGTGGGGCATAGTGGAAATATTCCTTGGATTGGTGACTTTGGCATATGATTCGGCCTTTTGAAAGGCCTTTACAGTGAAGCGGTCATCATAATGCAGAAAATTTTTCAATGCATTGATGAAACCACGCTGGGATGGGCGCTTCAGCGTGGCGTATTGTTCATCAAAATTGTTTGGGACACACGTACCAACACTATCCTCGGGTACAACAAACCTAACAAACTCATACAAAC